GTCAGGGGGGGGCTGGACTTTGAGGTGCTGAAACACCTCTTTGGGAATCGGAACACCAACATTTCCAAGTTGGTCGTAACCCTCGTGGAGAGCGATTACGTGCTTGTCGGTAATGTAGGGTGCACCAGAAAATCCGAACTCCGTACCCGCTGTGGTACGGAAATCGCTGGCGGCATCCACACGAACATTTCCGACGCCCGCACACCACGTAGGCGTGTTGTGATCATCGTAGACGAGTGCCCACACAAACATGGGGGCATGAAGTTCCGGACGTCCACGGAAAGACGGCATACGTGTTTTGGGCAACTGGCCTTCTTTGGGAGCGAGCACCACAATCTTTCCCGCGCGAAACGTAGGATAGAGAGGGATGCGCACGGGGGTTTTGGAAGTACCATCCTTGAACCACACCCACGCGACGTCGAGATCATTCTGTTTGCCAGACTTGATCGCAGCATCAATCGCAGCATGAGTTCCAAGGACGTGATCAACAGTGAGAATACCGGGGCCACAACGCACACCATTACCAAAAGCAATGCCGTTAGACACGCTCAAGGGTGTGATGTACGTATCGACACCGGGTTCCACCACAATCGGACTGCCAGAAAACGCCCGTTCCTCCACTCGACTATTGACAGGGAGCTTTTTGACGGCATTCAGGACGCGACGTCGCCCCTTGGTGGACAAATGGCCATTTTTCATCGCCTCAGCGGTCACCGACAACATGCCACCAGAGAAGCCAAAACGACCAGACTCGAAAATCCGGCCATCCAAGCAATCATCAGGTCCAGTGGAATCATTGTCACTCGAAACAGTGGCAACTTGAGGGACTACAATGCCAAGAGGCAGAGCAGGGGGGGCGAGCACCACGGACGACTCAACTTCGCGCGACGGGTTTGGAACATGTCGGTGGAGTGCGAAGTCGTCATCATCCCGGTCACCCTTTCGGCGGCGATCCGAATACTTCATCTCACGTTCATAGACAGCGTCATACGCTTCGGCCAACTCAGGATCATTTTGAATGAGTTCCTCGATTGGCGTGTCATCGTTGCGCATTTCGGCATCCATTAGGAGAGAGTAGTACCGTTTCATTTTGCCACCAAGAGGGGTGTCGCGGACTTTCT